ATTAGAAGATTTATTTTTTAATAGATTAGATATCCACACTACATTACCTATGTGGACAAGAAACACATGTAAGTACGGAGATAATTTTTTATTTTTAAATATAGATAGTGAAGAGGGTATTACTGGCGTTAAACAGTTACCTAATATTGAGATAACTAGAAAGGATAATGAAGGGTTCGGTGAGAATTCCGTAAACTCTGAAGAAGATAAGTTTAACCCTGTTAAGTTTGTGTGGGGACAAAGAGATATTGAATTTAATGCGTGGCAAATAGCACATTTTAGGTTACTAGGGGATGACAGAAGATTACCTTATGGGACATCTATGTTAGAAAAAGCTAGACGTATATGGAAACAATTATTACTTTCTGAAGATGCTATGTTAATTTATAGAGTTACAAGAGCACCAGAAAGAAGAATCTTTAAAATATTTGTGGGTAATATTGATGAGGCGGATGTTCCATCATATGTACAGAAAATTGCAAACAACTTTAAGAAGAGTCCTGTTATCGATGAGAAGACAGGTCAAATAGATACTAGGTATAATCAAATGGCACAAGATCAAGATTATTTCATCCCTGTTAGAGATCCAAACGCCCCTAGCCCTATAGATACCTTACCAGGTGCAACTAACCTTTCAGAAATTGCTGATATACAATATTTACAGAAGAAATTATTCACTGCTCTTAGAGTACCTAAACCGTTTTTAGGTTTTGAGGAGTCGACTGGTGAAGGGAAGAACTTAGCTCTACAAGATATTAGATTCGCAAGGACAATTAATAGAATACAGCAATCAATGTTACAAGAATTAAATAAGGTTGCAATTATACATTTATATATTTTAGGTTTAGAAGATGAGTTAGATAATTTTACTCTATCACTTAACAACCCGTCAACACAAGCTGAAATGTTAAAAATAGAACAAACTCAGTTAAAGGTTACTCTATATAAAGATGCGGTGGCAGATGCTGGTAATGGATTTGGTGCAATGTCTATGACTAGAGGTAAGAAAGAGATACTCGGTATGTCAGATGAAGATATTAGAACTGATTTAGAACAACAAAGATTAGAAAAAGCTGCATCTGCAGAAATGGAACAAACTGCTAACATTATTAAGAAAACAGGGTTATTCGATAGGGTTGACAAATTGTATGGTGACTTTGATACTTTAGTTTCTGGTGGTAATGTAGGAGGAGAAGCTGGTGGTGACGATGGTGGTGAAGAATCTGGTGGATTCGGAGGAGATGATGGAGGTGGATTTGGAGCTGACATGGAAAGTGCTGCATCCACAGAAGCTGGTGGTGAAGCCGCTGCGGCTGAAACATCAACTGCGGTAGAGTCTACCAATAAAAAAGAGAATCTACTGATGGAAGAGGATAGAAGAAAATATGTAGAAAAAACTAAAAAATATCAAGGTATGTTTATGAAAAGACTTACAGAAAGTTTAGGGAAAAAGGAATATAATTACGATTTAGATTTAGTAGAAAAAGGCACCAATAAGGTAAATAAAAATATCGAAGATATGACAAAAGAAATAGATAAAATTATTAAAGAGTAATTTTTTAAAAAATATAGATATTTATAAATAAAAAGCATGGAAAATTTTGGTAATATAAAAGACACGTTTAAAGGTATTGTAATAGAGTCAGTATTGAGAAAAGAGGATAGTGGTAAAAAACTTTTTTCTAAATTTATTAAGTTAATTAAAGAAAATAACACTTTAACTGATCAATACCTAATATATAAAAATTTACAAACTAAGAAGTTCGATGACACTTCGGAAGCTAAAGACTATATTAAAGAAAATATTTCATTATTAAAATCATTAGATAAGAAGAAATTGGAGAAGGGTAATGAAAAACTATTTAAACTTTTAAATGGTAAGAACATTATTAAAGAAAATAATGAATTTTATTCTCATATAAAATTTTTAGTGGAAACAACAAAAACCGCTACAACTATAGATAAAATTAATGAATCTATAAACCACATTAAAGGATTAATGTTAGAAAAAGAGGTAGAAGTTACAAATGAGAGAATAGATTCTGAATTACCATTAAGTGTTTTAACTAAGATATCTGTTAACAAATTTAACGATAAATACTCTAACATTAGTGAATCTGAAAAATCAATTATTAGAACCATATTAAATGGGGATGATAAATCTAAAGAAGAAACATATAACACCTTAAAAAGAGAGTGTATTGACACTATTGATAACAGGGTAACCGAGTCTACTGATGTAACCCTAAAAGATCAATTACTTAGGGTTAAAGACAAATTATTAAATATGAACTTCGACAACGAAAACTTTATTAACGATATAAATAAAGTTTATGACCTTAAAGAATCTGTATCTTTAGGTGTTGAGTAGGTATATGTGTTACTATTTTCATTGAATTGACTTTATTATATATTATCACTATATTTGTCATATATTAATAATAAAAAAATAAAAACATATGAATGAAATTAGGAAAGGAAGTAAAGTTAAACCTATTACCAAACTACAAAACTAAGGTTGGTACAGTTAACAATAAAGAATCAAAAAGTATATACATAAATCTCAGCGCTTGGGGTGAGATAAATGATGTAAACCAAAACACTAATTACGATTCCATAGTAAGTGGTATAAGAAAAAAAATAAAACAAAAAATAAATAGTAACGTAGATAAGGAATTATTTCACAACGATAAATATATTGTAGATTTAGATATGAGAACCTCTGGGTTTGTAAACACAAAAAGAAGTTTTATGTCTTGTGAAATAACGTTATACCAAAAAAGGGGGCTACCTATCAATCAACCAAATTTATTAGAATCCTCAAAGTCTATAATTTATAACATAGTAAATACTTGTTTAGATAATAATAGTTATTTCACTTTTTATAAAACTAAAAAATAGAGTTTTTATGTTAATGGTATATTTATAATTAAATGATATCATTATTATGGAAATAATTAAAAAAAACGAAATCAATAAAAAAGGTCTCCTAATCGAATATGATTCAGGATACATTTCCCCTAAAGATAATAAAAACTTTGTTAATGAAGCTAGTGAGTTGACACCAGGACGACAATTTATTGAAGATCCCTTAATAGTGTACGCTGTAATGCAGAAATATGGGACAGAGAATAAAAACGAAAGAATATATCCTGAAGCTCTTTTAAGAAGGGAAGCTGAAAATTACCTTAAACTTATTAAAGATAAACGTGCAATGGGTGAAGCTGATCATCCAGAGAGTTCTATTGTTGCTGTAAGTAGAATATCTCATAATGTTGTAGACTTATGGTGGGAAGGTAATGTGTTAATGGGTAAACTTGAAATTATTATGTCACCAGGGTTTGTTAACCTAGGGATTATTTCCTGTGAAGGTGATAGAGTTGCTAATTATATTAGAAAAGGATTAAAAATAGGTGTTTCATCAAGAGGTGTCGGATCATTAGAAAAAGAAAATGGTAAGAACATTGTACAAGATGATTATGAATTAATATGTTGGGACATCGTAACGTCACCATCCACTCCAGGTTCTTGGATTTATAATGAAGAACCATCTCAAGAACAACAAATGTCAGAGTCTAATAAGAAAAATGAAGATGTTATATTGTCAACTTCATTAAATAATTTCTTACTAGATTAAAAAAAATCAACTTTAAATACGTTTTTTATCTTTTACTGCATATTTATTAAAAAATGCACTATGGTGTATTTAAATAATAAAATAAATTTTTAAAAAAAATTAAAATGGCTGTAAAAAGAAAATCAATCATCGAAGAGGCTTTGTTAGACGCTAAGTCTTTAGAGGATGCCTTAAAAGCCAACACGAAAGAAATGCTTTCGGCGCATATGTCGAGAGAAATTGAGAGTATCGTAGAGTCGTCTTTGAGAGAACAAGATGAAGAAACTATTGAATTAGACGATATTGAATTAGAAGGATCCGCAGATGATGAGGAAGATGTTGAGTTAAATCTTGACGATGAATTAACAGATGATTCTGAAGAAGAAGAATCTGAAGAGTTTGAAATGGATGCTATGGATTTCCCAGATGATGGTGAAGAAATGGCTGACGTAGAATTAGACCTTGATACTGATCTAGATTTAGACGGTGGTGAAGGTGAAGAACTAGAATTAGATCTTGAACCTATGGCAATGGA